TCTCTACTTGTTTCTTATCCATCGCTCTTCTCCTTTCCGAAGGCTCTACCCTTCTACCACCTTAAGCCCGCCGGTGGCGGGTAAGGCTGCAGGAGGCTGGCTCCTTCGTTTATGCTGTGCGTCCGTGGCGGAAGGCTGCGTCTCCGGCAAGGTTCCTGGTCAGGATCTCCCTTGCGGTTTCGAATTCCTCTCCAACAAATCCGAGCCTGATCAGCCAGGTCCGCATCGCGAATTTCGGGTTGTCGACCTGAGGCTCTTTCGGGCTGGCGCTCTTTGCCGCCTTCGCCTGTGCGGAAAGAGCCAGGCAAAGCTGGATGTAGCTTTTGAGTTCTCCGGCGTGAAGGCCGTTCTTCTTGTTCCCTTCCGGGTTTGAGAACTGGAAGAGGCGGAACTCAATGGTCCCCTTTGTGAAGGTCGCGTGAAGGTTGAGCATGTGGTAGCGGCTGTCGTTGTAGTGCTGGTCGCGTCCGTAGGTCGCGTTGTTCTCCGTGTACCAGATGTCTGCGAGGTCCTGCATGGTCTGGGGCTTTTTCCGGTTGAGCTCCGTAAGGAAGTCCCTGTTCACCGTTCTGCAGTAGCGCCAGATCCTGCTCTGGTCGATCCGGATCGCGCTGGTCAGGAGCCCTTCGTGGCTGGCCATCAGGTTTGCGAGATTCCTCAGGCTCTTCGCGTCATGGCCGGCTGCACCGATGTGGATGTGGACTCCGCACATGTGAGCCGGGTCGCTCTTGGCTCCCTTGCGGCGGAGGGTCCTCACCAGCTCCTGCAGGGTCTCGATGTCGTCGTAGGTAAGGATCGGCGTCACCATCTCGCATTTCTCTTCGTCGGTGCGGGCCTTGATGCTTGCGTCCCTCTGGAACTTCCATTCCCTTCCCTGGCTGTCCCAAGTGCTCCAGGTCATGTACCTGTTGCGGGCTGCCGTGTACTCCACCCTGCTGCTTCCAAAGAAGTCGGCTGCCGCTTTCGCTGCGTTCTGCCTCGTGATGTTGTACATTTCAATCTCGACCCCGATGGTCTGCGCTTTCATGGCCTCGATCTGCTTTCTGGTTGTTTCCTTCATGGTATGTGCTCCTTTCCTGGGTAGGTGTGTGCTTCTTTTCGGTAGTGTATTAATCACTCTAAAGCACACATATATCCAGTTAATTCGGAGCGTATCCTGCACAAAGATGGGGGCCGGAAACTGTGTATTTTATCCCTCTTCTCCACTCTTCTTGCCGTCCCTGAAGGCTGCAGATCCGGAGAGGTTTTTAAGCAGGATCTTGCGATCCTTTTTGTACTCGGTACCGATGAAACCGAGCCTGAGAAGAAAGCATCGGAAGGCGTATTTCTCGTTAGGAGCTTCTTTCTGTGTTGCTGTCACCCGCTTGGCTTCCTTGCTCATCCGGCAGAGGGCTGCGATGAATTTTGTGTAGGCCATCGCCGCATCCGGTTCGACCTCAGTGAACCAAGGGAACGCTACCCTGTCCTCTTTCATTTCGATCCTGATGTCGCCCGTGCCAAGCGCCTTCTTGATCAGGTCTCCTTTTGCATCGAGAAGCTTTGTAAGGTTTCCGACGTTCACCTTGTCGAAGGGGATCTCTACCGTAAGGCCAATTGCTTCTTCCTCTGCAGCGGGTTCCTCCGTGGGCATCTCGAAGGGTTCGATCAAACCTTCGGTTGCCAGGATCTTCAGCGGCTGCAGGTCGGCATCCTCGGAAGTCGTTATGGTGCCATCCTTCTCAATGATGTAGGCGCCAACTTCGTAGGCGCATCTGGGAACCCTGGTGTAGCGTGCCTCTGCTCCGGTGATCTCGGCGAGTCTTGCTGCTGCGGCTTTTCTGTTGTCAGTTGCAAGTTTAATGTTCATCATGGTGTTTTCCTCCTTATGTGTGACCCGGGAGCCCATTCCCTCCGGGTAGTGTATTAATCACTCTACCCGGAAGAATTAGCAACGCACACATCTGACAAATATGTGCAAGAGGGAATAGCCACTATGCACAAACCGCATCCTCCGCTTCTTTCTCCATAAAAAAAGAGCGGTATGTCTCTGTGTCCACATACCACCCATATTTTGAGATATAGCGTTTGGCTTTTTCGAATACCTGCCATTGTTCAGACAGTGTCAGTTCCTCAACGCCTTGGTTCTCACACCGGTAACGGCCGAAAAAGATGCGAGATGCGAAGTTGTACACCGCCGCTGCCTTCTCCTCGTCCTCGTAGGATCCAAGCTCAACATGCCTGTCGTTAAACTTAATGCGAGCCGTCCAATACTTCTTGTTTTTCCTTTGAAAAACGCCTTTATAACGAGAAGTACATTTCATAACCGGTTTGGATCTATTAAATGCATTCTTCTGTACACTCGCATACCTTAGATTTTCCTTTCGATTATCAAGGCCGTTTCGATTCAGATGATCGATTATGGATCCTTCAGATGCATGGAGAATTTCCCGATGCATTTGAACTGTTCGTGGTTCTCCTCTCCTCTTACTGCCTTTTCGGACTGCATAACCCATCCCGCTTTTGGAATTTGTCGAGGGCACCCATGCCCAGCTGTGCTGCATCAAGCGCTCATAATCTTCATCATCAACAATCGTATATTTTCCGCGTGTAAGAGGTATTACTTTCATCGCGCGCCTTTCTGATTTACCTTATCGTCCTTAAAGGCGAGATCTTCCTCTGTCGGGATATAGACTTCTGCACATGGCAGCTCTTTCCCTCCGCGGATCACCTTAATATCATCTGTTCCCTGCTTAGCAGCTACATATCTTCGCACGATGGCAGAGGCGTACCTAGGATCCAGTTCCATCAGAAATGCTGTTCTATTCTGCTGATCGGCCGCCATAAGCGTGGAGCCTGAACCACCAAACAAATCCAGTACTATACTGTTTTCCAGTGAAGACATGCGAATCGGATAAGCGACGAGCGGAATCGTTTTGCTGGTAGGATGGAGCTTCGACTTCGTCGGCCTGTCAAACTCCCAGACCGTTGTCTGCTTTCGGTCCCCATAGAATTTGTGCTTGGCCGTATCCTTGAATGCGTATATCACCGGTTCATGCCGCATCTGATAGTCCATGCGTCCCAATACCAAAGAGTTCTTTACCCAGATGCAAGTCGTGGAATAGTGGAAGCCGGCATCTACCGTTGCATTGAAGAAATTGACCTTCTCAGCATCAGAGTGAAAGCAATAAAACGCACCACCGTCAGCCAGGTTGTCATAAATATTCTTGAATGCATCAAGCAGAAAATGATAAAACTTCTGCGCATCAGTCCATTTGTCGTTCATGATCGTCATCCCTGTGCCACCCTGGTAGGCGCAGTTATATGGCGGATCCGTCACGCACATATTTGCCTTTTTCCCATCCACAAGACGAGCAACATCTTCTGCCTTGGTGGAATCGCCGCACATCAATCTATGTCTTCCAATAAGCCACACATCTCCTGGTTCCACAAAAGGCTCTTTTTCAAGCTCCTCATCCTCATTAAATTCGTCTTCTTCTACGTCAGCGCCATCCGAAAACAGATCCGCCAGCTCATCCTCATCAAATCCGGTCAGCCCTACATCAAATGCTTCCGCCTGCAATGCTTCAATCTCAATACGCAGCAGTTCTTCATCCCAGCCGGCATCCATCGCCATTCGATTGTCTGCAAGGATATATGCTTTCTTCTGTGCCTCGGTAAGATGATCAGCCAGCACGCAGGGGACTTGATCGAACCCTTCCGCCTTTGCTGCTTCGAGCCTGCCATGACCGGCAATCACTCCATAGTCCTTATCAATGATCACCGGATTGATGAATCCAAATTCCCGTAGAGAAGCCCGGAGCTTTGTGATCTGCTCCGGGCTGTGGGTTCTTGCGTTATTGATATATGGTACCAGTTTTTCGATCGATACCATCTTCATCTGTGTAATTGTCTTTGCAGCCATACCATCCTCCTCAGTAAAGTCCCCACTCAGCGAACTTTTCAAATCCGCCAAGGGCCTCAATATACTTTCTGGCTTCCTCCACGATCTCCGAATAAGGAATTCCGTCAACCATCTCATCGCCGATCGCACAGCAAAGCTCTACCGGCTTCCCGGTTCTCTGTGCCTGAAGGAAAGCATAAATATTTACAGACACATCCGCCTTCGACAGATCCTTCCCATGAAGCCCACCGCCGGTCACGCTGTCCGCCATGTCGCTTCCGAGCTTTCTGTTCGTGGCACCGGTATCTACATCTGTACCGCCGGTCCATTCACCGAGCGGATTCACATCCGCCATCGGATACATTTTGTGTAGATCTACACTTTTTGCATAGCTCTGGCAAATGATCATCCGGTGCGGGCAAAGAATGTACTTTCCGTCATAGGGATACTGCTCATAGATCCTTCTGGCGATCCTGGACAGAAGCTTCTGCTCCTCTGTAAGCGGCACGCCTTTGAAGATCCCGTTATCCCCACAGCGGATCTTACCTTCCTGGTTTCTGGCAAGGTGGCTGTCCTGTTTTACTTCATGGTAGTTCAGAACAATCCCATCGCCGGCAATCCTATGTATCGCCTTTTCGATATCTTCCACAGAGATATGTACAGATGTTTCTGTAATCACGTGACAGATCCCATGTCCGATCAACACTTCCACGGCTACCTTCGGATTTCTCTCCTCCCTATAAGCCAGGTCTACAATCGCACCTGCAATCCGATCCGCGACCTTATCTGGGTGCGACGGGTTTACTTTTTCTATCATGCCATCCCCTTTCTGCTCCTAAGGAGCCTCTCCATCACATCATCCTGCGGTGTATTGCCGGAGAATTCCGTTGAGCAATTTTCTTTTACGATCTGGAAGATCTGATACCAGATCTGGTTGACCTGCTTCATGAACTGCTGGCTCATCGCCACGTATGGTGATGCGCAGGCAGCTCCCGTTGTCGGGTGCTTACTAAGAAATCCGTATTCGGAAATCGCCTCCTCACACTGGATCCAGCGAGAAACACTCATTGCATACTGCTCGAGCAGCTGCTTGCTGACAAGTCTTTCGCAGCCGCGCTCCTTAAGCCAGTACCATGTCTCACGGTATATTTTCTCCGCCTCCAGCTCCCCTCCATTTCTCTGACGAGCTTTTAAGTATTCACCGGGCTCCGGCATATCCTCTCCGTCCAGCTGCGTCCCCTCCGGAAGATCCATGACCAACATCGGCCTGTGGCCCGGATTCCCCGCAGCCAGCTTTTCTGCGAGTGCTTTTGATCTTCTGCCTTGGCCCACTCGCTGGCCTCCTCTGGCCGTTCCGTCCTTTGCCATTTGCTACCTCTCTGATACCTCGGGGCAATTCCCTGTTTGTTTTCGCGATTTTTGCGCGTGCGACCCCGACGCCGTTCCCCGGGGACTTTAGCGTAGAGAAGTGACCCGCCCCTGGGGTCACTTCCGATCTCTGTTTCCGTATCCGTATTCTCCTCCGCCGTGCCATCGGTCTCCTCTCTTTGCATGGATCCTGCTGTGGCAGCTCTTGCAAAGGGAGATCAGGTTGCTGTAATCATTTGTTCCGCCCTCGGAGAGCGGAACAATGTGGTGGACTTCCTCCACCGTAACGAGGCGTCCTTTCTGGAAGCACAGCTCACAGAAGGGATGGCGCTTGACGTAAGCGTCACGGATGATCTTCCAGTTCTTTCCATAGCGGCGCTTCGTGGTCTTACGATCGCGGCCATACTTTTCATAACGTGCGTTCATCTCCTTCTGGTGTTCCTCACAGTACCGACCGTCCGTCAGATGCGGGCACCCAGGGTACGCACAAGGTTTCTTTGGTTTGCGCGGCATGATTGCCTCCTCTACTCCATAACAAAAGCCCCGGAAGGATTACTCCTTTCGAGGCTCGTTACGTTTTACAAATAATCATATTATTTCTTGTGTCTCTTTTTACAGTTCCACAAATGCCATCTCTCTGGCAGCTTCCCGCTTAACCCGGTTCTTTTCCTTTGCCACATCCGCCTGGTCCTTGGTCCGGAATGCGGTGTGCCCTTTAAGGTTCTGGAGCAGGATCTTCCTCGCTGTCTTGTACTCATCGCCCTTCATGCCAAGTCTCATAAGCCAGACGCGAAAAGTGTACTTCTCGTTCGTCTCTTTGCACTTTACATGGCTCACCCTCACCTGTTCCCGCGCCGTCTTTCCCATGAGCTCCGTCAGCTGCATGAAAGCCTGCAGCTTGTCCGGCTCGGTCGTGCCGGGAAAGCGGAAGCAGATCTTCCCGTCTTCAAAGGAGAGTCCTTCGAGTGAACCTTCCCCAGCGTCATCCAGGACCTGCAGGAATTCTTCCGTAGTGAGCGCATGTCTCTCTTCCAGGTCCGCGATCAGCTTCTCGGACACTTTATAAAGCCCGGGCTTCCCGATCGCCTTTCCGATCAGTGCTCCTTTGGAGCTTATAAGGAACACCAGGTTCTTAAGGCTTCTGCCGTCGTATCCCTCCATCGGAAGGGCGATGGTTGTAGCCGATGCGTCCGCTTCCTGATCTTCTATGATGCCCTTCGCTACGAGGGCTGCCGTCACGTTCGGATCCATCTCCTCTGCGCTGATGGCGCCGGTCCTGTCCACCGTGTAGGACCCGACGGCATATCCGAAACTTGGTGCTCCGAGGTAATTCGCCTTTTCTCCTGTGATCTCTTCCAGCGCCTTTACTACCTGTTTCCTGTCACTATTTAAGCTCGCAATCTTCATGGTATGTACTCCTTTCTTTTTTTGTATTACATACATCACTCTGTGCGGCCTAATAGTCAACTCAATCTTTTGTTTTTCCGAAGCGATCCAGAATGTAGTGCTCGTGACAGCAATATTTCCTCGTCTTGTTCCCGTAGGACTCAAAGATCTCATGGCAGTACGCGCACTCCATGATATAGACAGACGACTCCTTTTTCTGAAGGTCTGCCCGGTGCATCCGCCAATAGCTCCTCCTGCAGTGCTCGCTGCAGAAGCGTTTCGGTCTTCCTGTCTTCGGCCTTATGAGCTCAGCGCCGCAGAAGGCGCAGGCCCGTCCGTCCCGCATACGTTCTGCCAGCTTCTTCTCGCTGTCCGCCAGGATCCCGCCAATGCCGTTAGCTCTGCAGTAGTTGCGAACTTGATCCCTTGACAGGTCCACGGCAGATGCGATCGCGCGGTATCCCATGCCGCCCACACGGAGATTCCGGATCTGTAAAGCCTGATCATCCGTCATGAAACCACCTCCCGGCATAAAAAAAGGGCCTCCGGAATTAGCTCCAGTGGCCCTTGTTCATTTTCGCATTCTAAGAATATCACATTTCAGAGTATAAAGTCAGTCCAACTCCAGTCCAAATTCAGTCCAAGTTTAGTACACCCTTTTGGCAAAACTTTACCCCGCCCCTACTTTTTCATGACAGCAAGAATGCGATCTCCATAGCCTGTCTTTTCTCATACAGTTCATCCAGATCCTTTATCGCAGACTTCCTGTAGTTGGCAACCGTGCTCCTACACACCTCGAACCGGTCCAATACCTCATCCCACGTGAGTCCCTCCACCACCAGGGCAAGCAGCACCTCGGATCTTTTTCCTCCCAGAGATCGAATCCCGCTGATAAAGAAATCCAATTCTTTTTTCAGAGCTGAATACCGTTCGAAAAGGAATTTAAAATAAGCTTCGTTTTCCTGCCACATGCGTTTTCTGTAGTCGAATGCAATGCGGCTTGTCACATCGGAGATGTTGCTGGTCTGCACACGGTCACCGTCGGGATCGCCGCTGAAGGTCATACTCCTTATCATGTCGTCGACAGAGATTCCGGCTGCATTTTCCAGCTGGCTCCTAAGTGATTCCATTTCCCTTTTCATATTCTTATATTCTATAAACATCGTCTCTGCTCTCAACACTTCCTCCTATCCTGGCCCGAACTGCAGCCATGATCGCTTCCTGCGTACAGTTCTTGGCCATGAGGGATCGGATCACGTCCTCGTCAATGGTCCCCTTTGTGATGATATGCTGAATCGTGACCGTGTGCTCCTGCCCCTGCCTGTAGAGCCTTGCGCAGCACTGCTGGTATAGCTCCAGAGACCAGGTGAGCCCGAACCAAACAAGATGATTTCCGCCGGACTGAAGATTCAGTCCATGGCCGGCGGAAGCCGGGTGGATGATCGCCACCGGGATCTGCCCTCTGTTCCATTTTTCAATATCTTCTGCCGTGTCGATAGGCACAGCGCCGAAACGCTCTATCAGACGATCTCTGTCATGCTTAAACCAGTAGGCAATGAGGATCGGCTTTTCATTTGCCGCTTCGATCAGATCCTCCAGCGCATCGAGCTTTCGATCATGAATCTTTTTGACCTTTCCATTCTCGTCATAGCATGCACCGTTTGCCATCTGAAGCAGCTTATTCGAAAGCCCCACCGCAGAAGCCGCATCGATATCTCCGTCGTCCATCGGGAGAACCAGATCACTCTTTAGCTGATCGTACTTTTTCTTCTCCGCTTCACTCATCGCTACTTCCACGTCTGACACGATAAGATCCGGCATTTGCAAATAGTCCCTGGCTTTCATAGATATGCAGATATCACTGATCCTATCGTAGATCTCTTCTTCTGCTCCTTCTTTCGGCCTGTAGGAGAAGATCACCATCTGGTTCCTCTTATCAGGCACGAAGTATGCTTCCCTGTACCTTGTAATAAATCGTCCCAACCGCTCCCCTTTATCGATGAGGCCAATTTCTGCCCAGAGGTCCATGAGATTTCCGGGCGTGCCGGTGAGCCCGACGATCCTTTTTACAGACCCGCGTACCTTCCTCAGTGCCTTAAAGCGTTTACTCTGATAGGACTTAAAACTCGAAAGCTCGTCCACGATCACCATGTCAAAGCGGAAGTAGCCAATCTCTACAAGCCATGCCACGTTCTCTCTGTTGATGATGTATATAAAGGCCGGCTTTATGAGCGCTGCCCTTCTTTCCTTCTCCGTTCCCATAACAACCGAATACGTGATCCCTGTCAGGTGCTCCCACTTTTCAATTTCCTGTGGCCAAGTGGTGGCTGCTACACGCTTTGGCGCTATGATCAGCACCCTTCCGACCGCGAACTCATCAAGAAGCAGATCCCACAATGCGGAAAGCGTGATCACTGTCTTCCCGAGGCCCATATCCAGCATCAGGCAGCATGCCGGATGGGCCAGTATAAAATCCGTTGCATACTTTTGATATTCATGAGCGTTGTATTTCACGAAGTACCTCCTCTATCTGCTCAGTGCGGTCAATGCAAAACACCAAAAACCCAAGCGCCTCCAGCTTCCCATTTCTCTTTTTCTGCAGAGGTCGCATCTTCTTTCCAGGCGCTTTCAGTTCCACGAACCCGATCCTCCCGCCCGGTAATAACACGATCCGATCCGGCACCCCATCGAGTCCGGGAGAGACCCACTTAGGGCAGATCCCTCCCATTCTCTTTACTGACTGCACGAGCTTTTTTTCAACTTCTCGCTCTCTCATATTCTTTCCACAGCTCTTCGAAAACACTGATCGCATCATTGCATGCGCCAATATCATCGAGATAGTATCTGATGACGTCGTGCTCTGCCAGCCCCGGGAAGTCTTTGTCGTAGATCATATCCTCTGCAAAATCACCTTCCGGAGAACACTCTCTTTCGTAGTTTTCCTTCACCCATTTAAAGAAGGGGCTGGTGTTATAGTTCTCTTCTTTCACCAAGATGATGCGGTATCTCCAGTTCAATTCATCCGGATCTACTGGTGCGTACCCCGCCAGAAGCATGGCATCTTTGAAAGCATTATTGGTAAGATAGATCCCTGTATCATTCTGCAAGATGTGCTTCAGTCTATAGCTTGTCCTTCCAGTGAGTATGCGGCGGTTTCTTCTGATATTCTTTCGAATCCATTCATCTACCAGACGGATCTCATCATATCTACGTTCGGAAATAAGCTCCCCATCCTCAAATCCATTTTCATTGGAATAAGGCCTTCCATCTCTAATCATTTTTTTGTATCCTCCATTTTTTAATTGGAACAACATGCACAGAAAACTCCTATACGCGCATATACGCGTATTCGCGCGTGCTACGAATTCCCTATTTTTATAAAAATAATTATTATTTTGTACTATATAGAAAAAGTTGATCAGTTGTTGCGCCATGCTCGGAAAAAGCCTTTATAATAGCCCTTTCAAGCCTGAACAAGTAGCGCACAGTTGATCAGGTTTTACTGCTTGTTCAAATGAGTTGTTCCTCTTTTCTCCGGTAATAGCGCTGCCTTCCATAGATGGGCAGACTCATCATCTTCGAAGTTCTCTCCCATCCCTTGGCTCTCGCCATGATCGCGCCGATCGCATAGCTGTCGGACGGCTTGAGGTCCTCTTTTGACTTCCCGAAACACTCACACCAGATCTCCATGTTCGTCACGGTATTCCTTCGCACTGTGCCCTGGACAGACAGCGGTCCTTCCGGATCCTGGATGTAATCTCTGCGCTGATACAGATCCATAGCATCCCAGTTATCGGGAAGCAGCAGATCAAGGTAACGCATGACAAGACCTTCGCGGTCGTCACGCTCCATAGCTTGCGCCTGCTCCTCCTTCGCGTACTCTTCCAGCTCGTGATCCAAAAAAAGCTTCTCTCCGGCCTCTGCGATCAAGTGAACCTCTGCCCATACCTGATCAACAATCTCCTGCGTAAGATCCCATGGTTTGTGCTTACCCCGCCCCGATACTTTCACATTCCAGAAGCGCCGGTTACCGGTGATGTCCCTCAGATACCCGTTCTCGGAATTTGTAGTGCCAAAGAAGATACACTGTCTCGGGTGCGGGGTCACGCGCCGGCCAAAGGATGCGCGATACTTATCATCCTGACGGGAAACAAAAGCCTTCACCTTCTCCAGGTCTGCTTTCTTCATCCCCGCCATCTCACCGATCTCGTGGATCCAGAACCCCTGGAGTTTCTCCGCCGCGGTTTTGTCGTTCATATCCGATATGGCAAGACTGTCAGAAAACCACTCCATAGCGAGGTTAGAAATCAGCGTGGATTTCCCTATTCCCTGATCTCCGTTGAGTACGGTGATGTAATCGAATTTGATCCCAGGATGGTAAACGCGCATATACGCAGCACACAGTGCTTTCCTGGTCACAGCACGGACATACTCGTTGTCCTCGGCCCCCAGGAAATCGATGAGGAGTGTCTCTGCCCGCGGCGTCTTATCCCACTCAGGGAGAGAATCGAAGTAGTTCTTGATCGGATGATAGGACCGGTCATCTACCGCCTTTGCAACCGCAATGCTAAAGTTCCTCTGAGAGAACTCCCCGTAAGTATCGTCGACATAACAGATCAGCTGCGCGTCATCTGCATCGCGCCAGAACTTGGACGGATGCTCCCAGGGAACCGGATCCCGGATCTCCATACCGTCTGCCAGCTGATTGAACACGATGTTCTTCATATATACATCGTTCTCCATGATGAGACGCAGGTTGTGGAGTGTATTCTCGATCTGTCCTGACTTCTTCTGATAGGTGAGCTTGGTCTTCCAGGCATTCTCATCACTATCGTCAAACTCCTCGACCGCTTTCTGCTGCCGCTCGGAAAGGAGACGGAGCTTTACTGCATCGTCATTAGCTGCAAACTCTGACATAAGATCAAAAGACTTCTTCTCGTTGTCATCGAGAAACTTATGGACGCGCACCAAATCAAACGCGTTAAGGAGCATCCCGTAGGCTGGGTCCGTAGCATGATGCGAATAAGCATATTTGTCATCATAGAGAACCACACCTGCTGTTGACTGCGCCGGGATGTAGTCATACCTGCCATCCATCGCAGAAGGTTTATAGACGTCGCCAAGGAACTTATCAATCACGGCTTCAATGCTGTAAGTCCTGCAAAAGCAGCCTACAAGTCCGCGTTTTTCCAGAGGGTCCGCCTGATGCTTCATGCTGCGCGTGATGACTTCGACTTCTCTTGAGCTGGTCGGCCAGGTCGAAGTATCATGCCAGTCCTTATACCTGGCAAGCACTTCATCCGGATTAAGATCATAGCCGTCCTGGGACTCGAAGAAGAATTCTCCGTCGAAGCTGGTGCTCGGCCAGTACATGAGCTGCTGAACCCGGTAGCAGGTCTCATCAACCATATCGATCCCGATGTCTTTCGCGATCATTCTAGCAATAGCAGGATATTCATCCGCCGTCACTTCCCTGGAAAAGGGAATGATCAGTCTGATGCGCGGTGCCTCAGGCGTATGCTTATGCGTCGAATACGCCATGCATTTGAAATCATAGAACATGCTGATCTCATCCCAGATACCGGGCGTCGCTTCATCCAGGTCCAGAGTAAGAAGTGACCTGCACTCGACAAACTCTCCCTTCCTGCGTCCGTTCTTTAATGCCCCGCCGACGAAACCGCCGACATCTTTGATATCATCGCGCTGCGCTCTGGTCATCTTCTTGTATTCCGCGACTGTCTCTTTTGTGCGGAGCGTCTGAGAGCAGCGCTCTTTCAGCTTCTCCCAGGTCCAGTCTTCATTTTTCCATTTAAGAGCCATCCGGCTCTTACCTAATGCGATGCGCATATGCTGCCTCCTTTCTCCTCAGCTTCCACTTAAGCCTTGTGATGCCCGTTTCCGCGCCGGCAAAATCCCCGACCCTGATCTGGCCCAGGAGAGACCGGTAGGTCTGGATATGGATCTTATCTTTTAATGCTTCTACTTCCCTCACGAGTTCTTCTTTAGTCATCTCTATTCCTCCAAGTTTGCAAGATTCTTCTGTGCTCTTTTCAGCATCATTTTTGTATGTGTATAGTTACCGCTGGCCCTTCCATAGTGATCCTTCCTCTCTTCTTCCATCCTCATGAGCTCAGCCTGCGCAGTAGCAATATACCTGTACAGGTATGTGCGGACTGCGGCCTTGTCTGCTTCATCGGCATACTGGTTTATCAAAGGGAATATGATCTTTATCTGCCGGATGAGGCATGGGAAGAACTGATCGATCACCAGCACCATGCGGCCGTTAGGGTAACCAATCTCTATCGTCTCCTTCATAACTTCGCTCCTAATCTTTCTGATAGAACGCACAGGTGTATCCCGCAGCTGACAGGACGAGTCCCTGCGCCCAGGAAGGTGTCTGCGACATAATTTTGCAGATCGTATTAAGATCCGCGTCCATCGGCGCTTCGATAACCACTTCGTCGTGGACATGCATGACGATCCTGTAACCGGCATCGTCAAGACGCTGCATCGCTTCCGCGAGCAGATCACGGCAGAGCCCCTGGGTGAGATTCTCGACGATCTTAGGGCCATAACTCTCGATCCGCTCCCAGTGTTTTCCTGTTCCAACGCCTTCATAAGTCAAACTCTCCCGACCATACTCATTGGGAACGATCCTGGGCTTTGCATAGTAAAGACTCCTCCCGGAGGGCAGCGTTGCGATGAGAAAGCCTGATTCATAGTGAAAAGAAAAACACTTCACACGTGTCTTTGTCCTCTCTCTGACCGCAGTCATCACTGCCTTATCAATGTCCCACCACAGCTGCACAATCTTTGGATTCGTAGAGCGCCATGAGTCAACGATCGGCTTCAGTTCTTCCTCTGAGAGCCCTTGATCCAAAGCGCCCATCGCGACCATCGCGCCGACCGACCCGCCATAACCGAGCGCCAGTTCTGCGATCTTCCCCTTCTGCCTGAGCTCGCCATTCACGCCATGTTTCACGACCGGGACGCCAAACATCTGACTTGCGCTGGCGCAGTAGATGTCACCGTTCTCTGCAAAAACGTCCATGCGCCACTTCTCCCCGGCCATCCAGGAGAGCGCCCTTGCCTCGACAGCGGAGAAGTCCGCCACCAGGAACTGATCCCCTTCCCTCGGCACAAACGCAGTCCTAATGAGCTGCGATAAAAGGTCCGGGACAGAGTCATAAAGAAGCTCTGCTGCCTCAAAGAACCCGCCGCGTATCAAGCTTCGTGCGACCTCCAGATCGGGGATGTGGTTCTGCGGAAGGTTCTGGACCTGGATCAGCCTGCCTGCCCAACGTCCCGTCCGATTGGCGCCATAGAACTGCAGAAGCCCGTGTGCCCGGCCATCGCTGCAGCAGCAGGCTTCCATCGCCGCATACTTCTTGACAGAGCTTTTCGACAGGAGCTGCCTCAGCTGCAGCACTTCCTTCACATCGCCTGTCGAGTCTTTTAGGAGCGCGGCCACCTCCTTTTTGGACAGAGAATCCACTTCTGCGCCGTTTGCAAGGAGCCACTCCTTAAGCTGAATGGGACTGTTCGGGTTCTCGAGCCCTGTCAGTTCGACCGCTCTTCTAAGGTACTTCTCCCGACATTCCTCATCGCATCGGATCGCCTGCCTGGCTAGCGTCATGTCGATCATGATGCCGAGATCATTGATCTTCTGATCGAGGATATACTGTCGCCACACATAGTCCGGTACCGGGAAGCGGCTGATCTTATCTCCGATTCCCATTTCCGTCTCGACGTCGCGGATGTTGTAATTTACAAAGGCATCCCATTTTTCTGGATCATGCTCCGGAAGATTCCGCGTCCTTCCGCCATTCGACTTCGTGGGCTTACATGGGACAGAAAAGTATTTGATAAGTTCCTTTCCCTCTGTAAGTTTCTGCTTCTCAAGGCCCAGGACTGCACCGACAGCCGCGAGTGATCCAGGTAGCCCCAGGCATAAAGATGCAACCATCGTGCAGCGCCAGGACTCGGGTGAGAGGTAGACGCCCAGATACCTTCCCAGGCAGATCCGCTCGAACATGGCGTTGAAGGCCACCTTGATGATCGAGGGATCTGTAAGTGCCCCTTTGATCTCCTCCGGGATCATCTCTCCTTTTGCGCACTCTATGCATTTCACCGGTCCGTGATCCATAGAATAAGAAAACAGCAGGACAGTAAAAGAAGGATCATCGGTGTATTTGTAAACACCCGCCTTCGAAAGATCTGTACTGCTGTATGTTTCTATATCGATATTGATCTGTTTCATTTTGATCACCTTTCTTAACGTAAGTGGTTGATGATGGAAAGTGGGAGCCGAAGGGAATACCTCCGGCCCCGCAAAATAGGTCTACGAGCACTTTTCTCAGCTCAGGAAGTCGTCGTCTTCTTCCGCTTCACCGAAGTCATCGGCTGCGCTGATGTGGCCGCCGCCAAGTGGCTCACCGTCACGGAGAAACTGGATATTCCCAAGTCCCGCTGCGATACCTTTGTTGCCGTTCACAGAGAACGCAAAGAAGGAAATGGAGACCTTGCAATAGCAGCCAGAATAGATGATCCCCGGATCAGCGGGGCGGCGCTTTGCGTCCACGACCTGCGGCGCTGTTTTGTTGTTACAGTTGATGAAATAGGCATCCTGATACGCCTCGTCATCGCGCTCGACATCTCCGTCCCTCAAAGGGAGCTTCAGCACTGCCTTATTCGGACGCTTGCCGCCGAACTTTGTGATGCCGTCCGTGATTGCCTGGTCGATTGCCTTATTGATGAGGTCGATCGTATCCTTGTCACTTTTAGGAATGATGACCGACATAGAGTATTTCTTATCACCGTCGTTGACCGACTGCGGCTCCGCCACATGGACGTAAGATGCTCTGATTTCGTTTGTGACTACTCTGGTTCCATTAATTATTTTTGCCATGATATTTTTCCCTTTCTTATTCGGTGAATTCGTCTTCGACGTTTGTAATCGTAACTTCCGGTCTTTTGTCACTCACCGGAACGAGTGTGAGCTTGCCCTTAGATCTCTCGACATACCTGCCGAGGATTTCCTGGAAGGTATCTTTCCCCATAAGTTTCTCGAAAGCGGTCAATGTGATCAGCGTCTTATTGTAGATGTCCGTGTATCCGGCGTCTTTCGCGGCCTGCTCGACTGCTGCTGCGTCTGTGAATTTTCGGACGGATCTACCTTCGACAATCTTGTAACCGTCAAAGTGTCTGCCCTCGTTGATTGCTGCTGCCGTCGCGTATGCCATGATATCACTCGCCCAGCGGGACAGCTCGTCTGCCTTCTGCATGACCTCTGCGATCTCCTCATCGGAGAGAAGTGCCGGCGGCTGGAATTCCATCCTGGCAAGTTCCAAAAATGACTCCGCCCTTGCTCGGCACTGGTTCCTTGCCTTACAGAAGCGGCACCAGGATCCAGGTGTGTACTCGCCTTCCCCTTTGGCTGCCATTTCCGCTTTAGGCTTTAACTCATTCTCCGCCCACTCATGTAGCTCATTCGTAGACAGGGACCAAACGGAAATATTGGAGAGCCGCGGTTGGTAGATTGTCATCGTGACAGTATCGATGTCGTAAAGCATGTCGAACAGGGAAAGTGCTCCGAGCGCGTACAGCATCATCTGTGGATTGTGATCCGCATAGACCGGCACGCCTCTTCCATACTTGAAATCCACGATGTTCAGCTCGCTGTCTGAGACCAGCAGGAAGTCTCCAGTGCCAAATCCGTCTGGCACCCAGCAAGAAAAGTCCAGGCGCTGTTCGATCAAAGTGATCGGGTCCCTGCAGATTTGCTTTGCCTGTCCGACAAGATCACAAATGAAATCTCGGTAGTTGTCAGCGAACTCTTCCATCTCGTCGGTCCAATAGTCCGACGATGGCCGTCTCCCGGCGCGCATCTTCAGCGCCTTCCTGACTTTCCACTCACAAAGTGCGTGAGCTGCAGTCCCCTCCGCTGCAAATGTGGTCTCTTCATCTTTCATTCCCTCGGTAAGCCTCGCAGAGGGTGGACAGTGAATCCACCGCTCTGCTGCAGATGCCCCGAGGACACTGTGTGTGATAGGAGGCATCTCTTATTTCCCCCTTTCACTCAAGAGCGTTCGCCGCCGCGAGGACTTCTGGATACTTCTCCGGACTGATCTCTGAGAGCTTCTTAACGTCGTAGCTCTGTATCAGCTCCCTCACTTTCTCGGTAAGTCCTGCCTGGGACTTTTCTGCCAGGACGGCTCTGATCTGCGGGAGCGTAACCGGCGGCTCAGTCTTTTTTGAAGAGACGCTCGAAGAAGCCTTTGTGGCGGATTTCTCCTTTGCTTCTGCCGCTTCCTTTTCCGGCATCGCCTGCGTGCTCTCCGGTATCTTTTCTGCTTCCGCTTCCTTTACAGGTGCTGCAGCCTTCGCATCCTCCTGCAAGATAGAAGCGATCTCCGTAAGATTCTGCGATAAGGCGGCGATAAGCGGGCCCAATTTCTGTATGGATGAGGTAGTTTGCATTTGTGATTTCCTCCCTGTCGGTGTTATAAAACTTCATTTTCAGTCCGAGCCGCTTGGCGTCCTCAATCTCTTCGATCATTCCTTCCGTCAGCTCGTTGCAAAAGATCCAGATCTCCTTGCAGTACTGCATGAGATCCTTTCCCCAGGCCATGCCCGTATATCTGTCGCGCCAGCTTTCATCATCAGGAAAGACTCTGGTAAAGTAGACATGCGGCGCGATCGGAAGTTTGCTGTAGATGTACGCGATCTTACAGTACGTGATCGCATTCTCCAGATTCTTCTTTGTGTCTCCCCGATACGGAGAACATATGAAAACCTTTTCCATAATTTTGGTTTCCTTTCTCCGCCATCCGTGATAAGATAGCAGTAGTGATGGAACGATTCACAACTTTCTCTTCTGCCAGGTCGAGCAGTTATGAGCCGTTCTATTATTTTGTTCCATGCATTCCATTTGTTTTAGGTATTGCAGTTCTTCTTAAAGTTTTGGTAAGCTTGCCGTCAAAAAAAATCGCGTCAAACTCTGAGAACGATAAGTCTAGCAATATTACAAGAGTTAACATCTCCTGCGCTTTGAACTTATTCTCAGAACTGCATTCCTTGTGGCACATGGCCTTCTCAGTGATTCCCAGCGCTTTTGCGAGGTCTTTCTGACGAAGGTTCTTCTCCACACGCTTTGCCTTGAGCATCCGCACATTCATCGCTCCACCTCCTTTCGGTAAGTTTTAGCACATTATATAAAACATTCGGTAAGCTGTCAAACATTAATCTCCATTTGTTTTTCCTTCTCTTCTTTAAAAACTCCAATAAATACAGTAAATACGGCATTTTTCGAACCTCAAATAACTTTCCATAAATTTTCTTCATTGACACGTTTGGTAAATTCTGTTATATTTTTGGTAAATTAGAGATTCAAAGAATGAGGAAAAAGATAATTACTATCCTGTGGTAGTAATTGCAGAAAGCTTTGGGTTATCCATAGGCCCACGAACGGATTGACAGTTGGTGATGGAAATGATACCTGGAGGGACGGTAGTTCGACATCTTCCGGCGCGGATCTTATGATCATAAGTCGCATGGGGAAGTGAGACAAAGAACCCTTTTTATATATTTACACCCCACTGCAAGATGCTGTGACAGAGCATGTGCAAATCCAAATTAGAAAAGAGGTAAAGAAATGAGCAACGTGAATGGTTCCTTAGGGAGCAGAATCTCTGATTTGTTAGAACAGCAAGGACTATCTCAACGTGAACTCGCAGACAAGGTTGGTGTTACTGAAGTTTCCATGTCCCGATATATTAAAGGCGACCGTACGCCTAAGGGACCAATCATTTCAAACATTGCAAGGGTTCTCCACACAACTTCTGATTACTTACTTGGTCACGAAGTGGAAAGTGAAGATCCCGAGCTTGTGTACTATCGCACGCAGCGCGCAATTGCGAGAAATGCGAAGAACTGGTCAAAGAAGCAAAAAGCCGATCTAGTAAATGCATTATTCGATGTTGACGATGAATCCTAGAAAGGAACAGTAGTGCGAGGAATTCTCTCTTCTGCAAGATGCGACGAAATCAAACAAGAGGTTCTCTTTATGTTTGAAGAGACCGAGACACATACCTGGCCGATCGATTGTTTCGCAATCGCCAAGGAGCTAAACTATATCGTCGTGCCCTATTCTCTTTGTTCGGTACAGGATATGCTTGCCATCGATGAGGACGGCTTTTCGAGAGTTGTCTATAACCCTTGGACGGGTCTGTATAATTACGTCATTTATTATAATGATGCGCAGTCAAATGAAGGGCGCCTTAGATGGACGATCTTTCACGAGATCGGACACATCTACCTTGGGCACCACGATAACCCGGACAGCAGTTTGAGTGAGATTGAGGAGGCCGAGGCTGATTTTTTTGCGAAATATGCGATTGCACCGCCTCCATTGATAAATGCCGCAGATTGCAAAGACATGTGGGACGTGCAGGGCATTTTCCGCACGTCAGCTCAAGCCGCCGAGTACATTTACGATTATTACCGCAAGTGGCTGCAATATGGTCCCCAGGGGTTTCTTCCTTTTGAAGTGAGGCTGCTTAAGCAGTTCAATGTTGAATGTGGACATCTTGGTGGATAACTCGGTGGATAGAGCGTTTGTAATCCACAACATATTGTGGATAAACATATGTTTGACACACTATATGCTCTTTGGTATAATGCCGCTGTAGTTAAGGGAAATCAGAACGGAGAGGAGGTGAATTGGAAATGAACGAGGAATACAAGGTTGATCTTTCTGTAGCAGATGCGGATGAAGAGTTCGTTATCGATGAAGCATCGGGCATTGATTATCTGGAGCAGATCAATCTTCCTACATCTCAGTGCTTAGAGGAGATTCGCACTTCATCGGCAAGGCTGCATGAATCTGTACTCAGTGTATCTTCGTTCCTCCAGCCCTCGCTCGTTTCTGATCTCTGCGCCTCAGATACTGTGGCTTCCTTAGCCGGCGGTCTTAGCACAATTGCCGAATCAGTGAAACCCCTCTCTGCTTTAAACGCTGTGGAAGGGATCACTAATATGTCAGGGTTGCTGCAGATGCAGGATTTCGCTTTTCCCAGTCCTGCTTTGACGGATGTTTTAAAGAGCGATTCTTTTACAGCCGCCAGCGCCAAGGCTTTAACAGATCGTTTTTCCGCATCGCTTCCCGATACTTCTGCTCTGACGGCTAGTTTTGGCAATGCGATGAAGGTCGCTATTCCTGAGCCCGTGCCCTTCGTGGCTCCGGTACCAGTAGTCGAGGCGATTGGTGAAGTCCAGGGAGCAAGATCTCTTGCCGAAAGTACACAGCAAATTCTCTCTGACAACGCGCAGCTTGCCGAGGAAGTGCTGTCCGTTACTCGCGCTGCTTCAGCCGCAGTCAAAGCAGTTGTCTCAGAAGTCGCAGATATCCTCGCTCCTATAAGGGATGCGTGGGCCAAAATAGCAGAAGCAATAAAGCCAGCTTTTAATTTCAGCAAAATGATCAGCGATCTTTTTGTTCCGATTGAGATTCCGGCTTTCTACTCTGGTATTCTTAGCCGGATCCAGGAAGCGGCCGTTGGCTTCTCAGATTTTATTAAATTACGTTGGCAAGAAGTCGTCACCGGGTTTCATGGTTTAGCGCATTGGATGCTTCTTCGCATCGTGCGCAGAAGGCGATGCAAAAAGCCTCCGAGACCGCAGCTTCCCTGGCGTAGATCTCTTATAGCAGCGGCATCGAAAGCGAAGATCAGCTCTTCTCATTCCGCTCCTTTACAACTCCGTGAGTTCATTGTACCACTGCGCCATACACTCCTACACAAGTATCAACGCATCGGCGAGGATTCCGACGATATGAATGATAGTGTTTTGCTCGCTTTTATTACTACTTGAACACTATAGACTTATATCGGAGGAATTTTAAATGATTCAATTCCTTAAAGAGCAGATCAAAGACGGCTTTGATCAAGCGATGGATACTTTTGTTAATACTGGAGACTACAAAGCTCAGAAATGGGAAGTTGAAAAGACTTTTCTTGATTTAAGATCTAAGCTCTCCCCAGAACTTGCCAAAGATCTCAATGGGCTTATGAATGCTCGAGATGATCTAGAGGCTGAACTTGCATGCGAAGCATACTACAGAGGTGTAGTACACGGAGTGGCATTGCGAGACGACGTAAAATAAAAACTGCATAGAGTTAAAGTCCGGTCAGTAAATATTACTGGCCGGACTTATTATTTATACCACTCTATGTTCCTTTAGCCCGAAGCCACTCTCCGTTAGAAAACAGCAGAAATTAAATCGCAATTCCTCTCCGGATATAAAGCGGGAATTCCTTTGGATCTTCGGTTCTGATCAAGCCGCATCTCTTCATATGGACATAGGCAGCAGATTCGGAGACGCCGTATGTTTCAGAAATTGCCTGTCCAATTTTCTCGAGATGACAATACCAATCTCTGTACTGGAAAAAGGGATCTACTTTGGGTCTCACAAAAATGCCATCCTTGAACCCAGCGGTTCTATTAAGCGACATGACGAATGGTACAAATGACGGTCTCGGCATAAGGATCGTCGCCGCATATACATTCGCCTGATGCTCCATAAAATCTCTGTCAGTCCATCTTCCATTCTCCGTCTTTTCGCTCCCAATCATGTTACTGCGGCACATAATCTTATCCATTGTGCTTCTGGCAGCAACGATATCCGGCCCACTAAACCATGGATAGTGCATGCAGAAATGACCACCCTCATGAAGGATTGTAAACTGCTCATATCCGTCTTCTCTTCCCATCACTGTCTTATCGATAATAATGACGCCTGCCGGAAAAGACTTTTCAATAAATTTTCCAACCTCGCCTACCGGTATCGCTGTATCTTTGAGAACCGTGATACCATTGATCTCCATGCCAGGCACAATATATTTTATATTCTGAACATCAACGGAAGCGTTGAGATATCTTTCTACAAAATGAAGTGCATTGACTTTTCCCGGCGTAAGTAAAAGATCAGGACTGTATTCCCTAACCTGCGCCTCTGCATAGTTCATGACCTCAAGATCACAGACAACGGGTGTACCGTCAAATTTTCTGTTTGGGCAGTTAAACTCGATCATTGGCTTTCTTCTCCTTTGCTCTGATATAATAGATGAAGCGCTTCCAGTCATCTTCGGTCGCTATTCCCTTCTTTGTCAGCCGGAGCGCATACCTCATCATCTCACCGGCTTTCGTGTACATCATAATATCTTCGAGGTCACGTGGAATCTGTGAAGTTTCCTTAGCCGCAAGATCATACATCATAGCGCAATCTCCCTCTGTGAATTTCAAAAATCCGATCAGCTTTTCAGTCTTCTCTTCGTCGTAGGGCTTACGCCGCCCCTGTTCTACGTCGCTTGCGAAGCTGACCGAAACACCCAGCTCCTCTGCGACATCCTTTAATGTTAATCCCCGGTTATCAGAAATTCGTTTACTTCTAAGAAACTGCCCGTATCTCATGTTCTTTTCCCGCATAATTGATTCCTTCTTTCATGTATGTTGTTGGCAAATAGTAAACTGAGGGCTCTTAATTTTCGAACTTTTGTTCTGCTGTTTTGTAACTTTACTGTAACACTTGAGATAATACTTTTCAACAGAAAAATCGAACGTATTTTCTACTTGTCCGTTTTTTTGGACAGTATACACTTTGTATTTGAATTAATGCAAGAGACTCGATCATCGGTTGATTCCGGTGACCGAGTGACCGGGTTGTTTAATCTTGAAAGAAAATACATAACTTTCCCTACGAATTCCACGGGCAACAAAAAAGACGCCACACAATTGCTTGTGCGACGCCTAGCTTTGTTTACCCTATTATGAAGTTAGGAGGTATACTCCAGCAGTGAGGCCCGTCACACCAACTCCAATTGAGGCCACCCCCGCCAATTTCCTGCGGGTGCCGGGCTTTTCCTGCTCCATTCGATCCAGCTCGTCCCCTACTGCCTCAAATGATTTGTCGATCGCGTACCGGACCGGATCTCTAGGGCCTTTCATCGACTGATTAGTTTTTGAAACGTTCTTTTTCGATGCAGGAGTGGCTTTCGTAGCCACTTCGTTTTTTGTACTCATAAGCGTGATCCCTTCCGTCCTTTGATGGACTAACGAATGTGTACTTTCCAGCAGGTCGGTGCCAACCGGAATTCTCTGTCGTCGAACCGGTCGTAAATCTTGACGTTAGCGGTCTTCTTTTTCGCATCAAAATTGTAGACGCGGTAAATCTGATACGACATACGTTTTTTTGCTCCCTCGTAGAGACACAATCTGGCGGCATTCAGCTCTCTCGGTGTCAGATAAAAGCCATCAACATATGGACTCGTTGTAGTCTTTACCTCAACCCGGATTTCAAAATTGTCTGCAGTAATGATTTTGATATCGTATCCATAGCCATCGCCCATCTTCGCTGCGGTATGCTCGATCTCCGCACCTTGCCCTTCGTACTGCTCTCTGAGCATTTCCAAGACAAGGAGCTCGCCGGCTTTGCCAATGGAAGTGTTTGCTTTTTGGATCTTCTCAAAATCGATATGTCTCCCTGTGATAGTACGTTTCTCTGAATTCTTGGATGACGGTTCGGCCGTCTGATCATCATCTGTCTCGATATTGACACGAAATCCCGTTAAATCAAATCCTGGCGCCGGTTCCCAGATCTCCTCCGATGCCTCTCTGACACCGGCATTAAACGGATTTGTTTTTACTGGAACAGTACAATCCAGGTCACCAACTAGACCGTAGAAGTCGTGCTCATCGATGACATTCATTCCGTACTGACTCCAGAAATGCGCCCAAGATCCAGGCGTTTTCTTTTTGGATTCCCATACGAACGATTCGATTCTCTCATCCCCTTGTTCAATTGGTTCTTTCAATCTAAAAGGGGAGGTAATCACGGCGAGCACATTCCCTTCTCTGTCTGGATCCGTGATGCTTGCGATCACACCTCCGCCATAGATGTTGAATTTTCTGTTTGCCGTAGACTTGCCAGGTCTACGATACAGAAATACATCCCCTGCCTTAGGTTTATTGTTTTTATGGACATTATAGCTATACACTAAATAGTCCTGATCCTTATGATCAACACCACGATCACCCATCATCTCCTGGTGAGAATCAAAGATGTGATACTGTTCGGGATTATTTCCATCCAAATACTCTCTTACTATCATGTAAGTCTCCTTTCTATATTCAGTTGTCAAGGTTGACCCCGATGACACTCTGGCTGTTCATCGGGTAGAAATGCGATGACCGCTCGTCGCATTTCGTTCTGAGTATTTTGTATCACACACATATCATCTTGTCAATAGCTCGTCCCACATTGTTCTGAGCGTCCATCGCATATTGTTCTGTGTGACCTTATTGTGGCCTCTCAACGCATAATAAAAGTGACCGCCGTTCAATTACAGCGGTCACTAATGTAATTATCGAGCAGGAACATATGTTCGTTCCTCTATCCTTTAAGATATTCGTATAAAGAATCACAGATTATTTTCACTGCACTATTGGGTGATGAAGAGTATATTTTTCCATTTCCAGCCTGCCATATTATTATTTCCTCAACATCTGTTTCCTCTATAACATAGAAATCTGCAGGAATTTCCTTGTTCTTCGCTTTTTCTGTTATCGTGACAGCAACCACATCTACTCTCGGATCTTTATCGACTATGCCTGTCAGCTCGTGTCCATCGAAAGCTGCGATTCCGTATGTGCGTAAATATTCACGATATTCGCTGGAAAACGAGAGGTTCAATTTTTTTTCAGCAGCTGCTATTGCCTCTTCACTAGCGCCCTCGCCTTTTAGTAATTCGACCTTTGCTTCAAGTACCTCTTTAATACTACTCATAATAGCCTTACCCCTTTTTCAACCAACATAAAGCGCAGCGACAGCTTTCCAAAACTCTCGTTTCTGGGCCGCCCATTCCGCATCGGAAAGAAGTTTATGTACTCCTTCTACAATCTTCGGATTATGGAGGAGTGCATTGTTTCTCCCTCCGGTATGCTCATACTGAGTTAATATCGCAATCGGGGAATTAACACTCTGACCTATGTGATGAAGCTGATAAGCCTTTCCCGTTACAGGATCAATTGCTGCATACCCTTGCTTCATCCTCTCCAAATTGGTAACTGTTTTACCTGCCAACGTGCTTTGATAATTCCAATCAATATTTCTGATGAGAGCCATTTGTCCATTAATAGTCTCTGCATATAAGCCTGCTTGTTCAGTGTATACCAATCCTTCCTCTGTGCTTTTTATCATCTTTACGATTTCAAGAGGATATCCGGTCGCCTTGCTTATGTTTGCCATGGTCTGAATCGTAATGCCATTTGATTCTGCTATAGCGACTAATTCATTATACTCTTCCATTGAATGGACTTGTTTTAAGAAATTAGCAGGAAGCTCATTATCCTTCATAAGGATTGCAACTTCATCAAGAGTCAGCCCGCCGCTTGATGCCATTTTCAGTGTTACAGCTTCAGAGGTCCCTCCCAGGACTGCGCCAGTAATTGCACCCCACTTGAAGCTTTCGCTGCCTGCCAGAGCACCTGCTTTTAGCGCTTCATTAAAATCTCCTGTCTCTATCCCGGTGACGGTTCCTGCTATAACTGCGCTCATCGCCCCAGAAGAAGTAGCAAAGATTGCTCCTGATTTTGCAGAAGCCGCAAAGACCATACTCACAGCCGGCGCCCCTGCTCCTGCTGTCACTACCGAAACAGTCACGCAAATGAGGATGACTCCGGTCCCAATAGCAACGTTTTTTAACACCTTTTCGTATGTGTCATCATATGCTTCAAATGGAACGACTATTGTTTCACCATTATCTCCCAAAGTGAACACGTACCGTGTCCCTTGGAATTCCGCGTCAAGATCCGCTAACGAATATCCGAAGAAAATGTTAGACTGAGAGTTATATGTCAATTCTTCGATATACTCTTTCGAAACATAAACGGCACTGACATTGTTTACTACATATTCATCACCGAGCTGATCAGACACATTTGAATAGATTGCCTGTTCATAATAATCGATCAATTCCGGATCTTTTAGGTCTGTAAAAGTAAGCTCCCTGGGTTCAGATTTAGAGTCGGCGGGTTCAGGATTTTCAACCAAAGCATCCTCGTCAATAACGCTCTCCTCTTGCCCCTGATCCTGATCATCACTCTTCTCTACATCATCCACATTGCCAGATTCTTTTTCCTGTACAGTCTCTTCCTGTGATGAATTCGAAGATGCATTTCCGTTTGATGCAGAAGAACAGCCGGATACAACCATCACTAACGCCAGTAACAACGCAATAATTCTCTTCATTTTTTACCCCTTGGAATAATTCATAGTGGTAGCGTAGAAAAGGCCATTTCATTATCTTCCATCTATCTACTGATAGTTCCGTCTGGATTGATCTTTCCTCCACGACTAATAGCATCATTCAAATCCGAAACTGTAAAATTGTTTACAGACAACGCTTTCATATAATCCGCGGTTCCTACATAAATTGTTTTAGTTGTATGCTCTCCTGTATATTTATTTTTTACATCAAATACGTATATTCCCTCATCCGTGTAGGAATCTCCGTCTTTAGCAGGTCGGTTAAAGCGAACATCCTCCGTATACCCACTCGCGCCTTTCGTAACAACTGAACGCTGGACATCGATCTCCAAATATCGTGATCTTGCCATATCCAATTTAAAACCATTGGGAGTAATTGCTCCATCAGAAAGCTCCGCCCCTGTGGTAACATCAAACGGGAACACCATGCAGTTTCCGTTGCGCACATAATATTTGAAATATATCCTGTAGTCAGAATAATCAGGAACAACTTCAATGTTCTTAATCTTCCTTGGCGTTCTCTTCACCTGATAGTCCAGTGCGATCTCATAATCCCCCTCCTCAAAGAGCTTTACAACTGTATCTGCACTGGTCGAAGCGTTCGCCGCGAGGTAATTTGTATAGATTTCGGGATCGTGCTTATTACCCTGTTCATCTGTGTATCTGATGATCAGCGTTCCCCTTCCCATATCTGTTTTTGGAGTCTGAAAATACTGATCATACCCATCCTTATCTCTTGAAATGGAAAGATCCGGATCACCGTTGAGCTGATCGATATCCTGCTTCAAATTAAACCAAAGTGTGATCTGGTCTCCAACGTTCTTTAAGAAAACCGGGTTCCCGTCATCTTCTTTAGCGTCTCTCGTATAACCACTTACATAGAATTGACCTAACTCCCAGCCATAATGAGGGTCTTTAATGCCTATTTCGTTTTTACCTGAATAGCCGCTGTTGTCTTTCGCTCTGGTAACCTCCCCGAGCCGTTTCTGTTTTGTGTTATCTGATTCTTTTGCTTCACTTCCATCGGAGATATAGAACTGATATACTTCAGCGATTCTTTTGTATTCATAATCTTTTGTCTTTACAAAAAGGACCTTGTTTTCACCCGCCTTGCGACCCAGTTTATAGGCAACGATAATGCGGTAATAGCATCCATTGATTAGTTGCAGGCCCTTTGTTGTATAAAACGGATTTTCTGAAAATGCCGTACTTGCAAAGACATCTGTAAATGATGTGTCATCGATCCACTTTTCTCCATCTTTAGAAGTCTGTACAATTACCGCCCCTTTGAGAATATTATCTTTGGTTGTGGTATCAGCCACGCTTTTAGTTTTATCTTCTACAAAATGCCATTCTTCCTCACTCGCATTAATATACTTATCAGTAAAATCGTACCTGAATTCTACGTTGCCCTCCGGCGCTACATAAACACCTGCTCCGTTTGCATCTTCGACCTGCCTTATATCACCGCCAAGAATAAGCTGGCCGTAAGGCCTGACTGAGGCTGCTTTTCCAGCTATAATGTCATACGGTTCTTTTTCTTCATACTCAAAAACGCTTCCACCAATCTCTATTTCCGCACTTTGTGCATGAACAACCATTTTATCTGTTTGTTGGAATAAAGGCAGGCAGAATGAAATAAGTATAATACTCATAATTGAAGACACAATTCTATTCTTCACGGTTTCCTCCACTTCTATTACTGACTGACAGCATCAAATACTGAACGTGCTATTTTTAATTATAACGCATATCGCTACACAAGTTGTCGCCACATTTCATCAAGTTGATAATCTCTTCTGAGCAAGAAGACTTTCGCGATCGTTTTGATAAGTACCTTTTTAACCTCCGCTCCTCTCCTGCACATCCATCTTCTCGATCAGATCATGAAGGCTCTTATCATGCTTCTCTTTTGAGATAGCGCCGCGCTCCAGAAACATGTCAAGTGTTTTCTTTTGGCTGAGGAACAGTTGCTTGTTCTTTTCCTCATAGCTGAGGGCGGACCATGCCGTGTTAGTTTTCATGTTACTCTGTACGTTCATCATGCTAAATGCTCTCTTAAAAAATCGGTTTCACCAGAAAAGGGATTATTCACCTCAGGTGTGTCGTACGGCGATGCAATCTTTCATATCACAGGGATCTCCGAAGAACTTATCCTGACGGATACCTGGATATTCTTTTTCTGAAACGGCTGCGCAATATCGCACCGTTCAGAAAGGATATAGAACCTGTACGGAGTATCGCTGTGCCCGTAGCCAAAAGACTTGCTCCTCAGATAATGGTACTGCTGCAGCTGGGCATACTGCTCCGGTGATAGTATTTCCTCTTGCTCCTGGATCATAGACGGCAGGCATTCAACAATAGCCTGGATATCATACAGCTTCTCCATATACCCGCCTTTTTTGATCGGAACCAGGAATGGGAATTCTTTTCTCGGATAGGGCGCCACCGCAGGATGTGCAGTAACGGCTGTCTTCGTTACGATATCATAGGTGCTCCCGGTGGCAAGGCAGATTACGTCTTTATCATCTATCATTGTGGCCCCCCCTTTTATTGCAGAAATCGGACTGATAAGGGTATCTATACGGAATAATAATCTAACCGTCGCGCTCTTTTAGGACTCCCGTCACAGAACTGGAAGCCAGTGCTTTCCCTGTAATTCTATCGTTGAATAGTTGGCATTTCAGAAAAACCGCTCTCCAACATATTTAGAATCAATCGGTTTACCATGTCTTTATTAGGGAGATTCACATTAGATCTTATTCTTCCTTCATCCGGTACATCGAACACTGAGAAATGTGGCATAGATTCCATCATCACCTTTTTGTATCCCAAAAATCTTGTGCTGATCCTGTATTTTGAATCCTTTAGGAAGGTGATCTCGAATTCCCTTCTTCTTCTGCAATTTGTGGAAAAAGCGATGGTATTAGCTTTGCTCTTTTTTAACACATACACTTCGATGCCCTTGGCTTTGCATTTACTCAGTACTTCTTCACTCAATATTTCCATTCGTGCATTGATCATTTTCCCTCACATGCAGTTCTCAGCGGTGTCTTGTCCGGGCATCTACCGGCTCTCCGATCAGACTACTATCCAAGTGTTTCTATTTCCTGTTATCGTCAAGCAGTTCGATTCTGTAGACCGGATTTCCGATCAGTCTGACCTTTGTGGCAATCCGTTCATAAGTATGATGGAGATAGTTCATTTTCCCAGACCGATAGACCCCAACAAATCTATAGGGCTCTTTTGGATCCGGTTTAACAAATACAAGACGTAATACAGACAGGTCGTGCTTGCTGAAGTCCGTCCAATCCTCATGCCTGGTGTCTTCAGCATCTTCGTGGATTTCTATTCCGTCCATATATAGGGAGTTTTTCCATTCCGAACTGTTGCTATAGAGTTTCGGCATCCAAATAATAAAGCGGTCTCCGGGCTTTGTTCCTGGAAAGCTACCATCCTTAGTATCCGGATAACATGCTTTAGCATACATGGATCTGCCGACGCCAAACGCCTCATTCAGTACATCAATATTGATCCTGAACTTGCAGGATGCAGTATCGTTTGCGTCAAGAATATCCACCCGCTTAGGCAGCACTTTAAGTTTTGTCATGGCGCCTCCTATACATATACTCTATATTTCAATGAAAACCTCTATAGCGTATACAGCTTTACAAACTCGTCGATCTCGGCCCCTGCTTCCATGTATCGGATCAGGATCCTCGCTGCTGCACTACTATCACTATCCGCTTGATGATGATCAAGGCAAATCCCATAGTAATCGCACAGGGCGTTGAGCTTGTGGCTCACCTTCGGAAGGAGCCGTCTCCCTATTTGAACAGTGCAGCAGTAAGGGATTTCCGATCTCCACTGGATGTTGTAAGCCTTAAGACACTTTTTTAGAACGCCCATATCAAATGATGCATTGTGCGCGACTAGCACCCCGGAAGACAATATCGGTTCAATGCGCTTCCATAACTCTGGAAATGTTGGAGCGTCAGCAACCGTGTTTGCATCAATTCCAGTAAGCTGAGTATTGAACCAGTCAAATGGTTGCTCCGGATCCACATAGGAGAAAAAGCTCTTTCTAATTGAGCCGTTTTCCACTATTGAGATACCTATGGCGCTCATCCGATTATTATATCTATTCGGCGTTTCGACGTCGAACACAATATATCTTGGCATCATTAGTCCTCTGTGTTTTTTAATTTAAGGCACACTTTTTCAATTATCTACGCAAGAAACTCTTTCACAAAATCGATATCACCCAACGCCGGATTCTTCTTTATTCGTCTACGATGATAGCTCTAGAAATGTCGCCCCCTATACTATTAAGATATTTAGCACCATCCTTATCTACTTTAGTTCCATTTAGTATTATACTATTGAGATGCGTCCCAAAGAAAGAAGCCCCTCGAAGATCTGCCAAACTAAAGTCTACTTCAGAGAAATTCGCAAGACCAATATCTGCTAATCTGAGGTCTGTCTCTCTGAAATACGTTCCAACGAGGATCGCAGTGTTAAGATTAGCTTTTACAAGTTTTGACATGCTGAGGTTTGCTCCACTTAGATCTGCTCCGCCAAGATTTGATTCATTGAAATTTGCTCCCCTGATATCGGCCATGGATAGATTAACTCGCCGGAGGTCAGAGCCATTCAGAGTCACATTCCAGAGTACACACCATGACATATCATATACTCTTAAGGCTTCAGTGTTGATATTTTCTGAACAAACCTTATGACCACATATGCTACCAATAGAGACTATATTCCAGAATACGTTGTTCGCTCTAACAATCTGTATTTCTTTCTTTATTTTGTTTGCTTGATCCTCGTCTTGGGGTAGTGGTAAAAATCCGTCAGTCTCTTTGAGAATCGAATAGGCTTTATTGAACGAAACTTTAAAGGATTCTTTGTCATCAATAATGCCGTAAAGTTCTCTGATGAAAAATAGTGTCGTCTTGTCTAGCCTTCTACGTGCAAGATATGAGAGTTGATCTCTGAATAGACCTTCGTTTTTCCCTTCTGCACGATCTCTGTACCACGATAATACTTCATGTGCAAGGAAGTATTGGTAGAAAGACCTGTGTAAGAACCCAACTCTTTTATTGCCTTCATGTGCCGTATAGAAGGAGAATAGCCAAGGTGATATGCTGTCGTCCTCTCTCTCAGCTGTATCGTTATTGTCGAGGTATGCTCTCAGTGCAAGATCCTGTAGCTTCTTTTTTGTGGTCAGTTCATTATCTGCCCCCGTCTTCTTGTTATGCCTAATCCACGTGACATGAAAGAGCTCGTCATATATCTGCGGAATTGATCCACTCTCTTCCGGAAGATATTTTGCTTCAACAATCATACGGAAAATGATAGGGATACCGAATAGCTTTTTTAGGCCATCATCTTTAGGTATTTCCTTGTACTTTTCCAAGTACTCTTCCAATCCTGCTGCTTTCTCAGGCGAAGTATCACGGCATTTCTCTACATATGACTCGATCCAGTTGATCTGCTGACTTTCTGTGACCGGCTGCAACCTATTGATACGTACCTTTACACCACCTGACAGATAATAATAGTCGATATCCGGATCGATCACCATATCTCGACTGGTGATCACGATGTGCGAACAAGTATCTTCTTGGAACGGTATAATAATGTCTTCAATGAGCCGTACCAAGTTGAGATTTGAATGCCACTCTAATAACTCATCAAAGCCATCAAAGAAAATGAGCGCGTTCTCACAGTCGCTATCATCAAGCATATGTTTGGTGCTCGTCCTGTTGTTACCCCAGCTTAACAGTTTGTACAAGTTTAAGGAATCATTTGAGAGCGCATCGGTATTCGCAGGATTGAGCGAGAAGCAAAATACATTGTTTACCTTATCAGACAGCCATCCATTTTTATAAAAGTCGCACATCGCTTTCCAACATAAGCTGGTCTTCCCGTGTCCTGGTTCGCCACTGATAACAGTGATCGTGCTATCACTTCCTACCCATGTCTCAAGGAATTCTCTGACGCTTTGAGTTGCCTCATCCACATCGATCTTTGGCTCGATATAACCGTCTTTGAGAGATATTTTTCCATACAGTTCGCTCTTCGGTGGTTTTGTGAACTCACTGTAAATATGCTCATAGAAAGCTCGAATATTCTTTTCATTGCCGATGCTCAGGCCATCCACTCTTCTTTTTAGCACATTCAGATCTTCTATTACTTCATCCAGCTTAAGGATGGTCCCAAGCATGATTGTCTTATCGAGTTCTGGATGCTCTCTCAGATTGATAAAAAACCTATGGACATATCCATGCACAACACCATCAATGTCTTTAGGAGTAATCTCATACCCTTCCCATTTGGTCTCTCGAACCAAAAGGCTCTTCATGTTCTGTTTAATGGAATCTAGTGTTGAGTCCTTATCATAGATACCATCATTTTCCCAAACATCTCGGAACAGGGAGCACATGGTGGGATTAGTATTCTCGAGCTCTTTGATATACTCTTTCGCAGTAGTCTCTGAACAGCTCTTTATCTGTCCTTCGATCTTTTCAGAGAACTCCTTACTATTAATCGATCTCTTAACAACAGCAGCGACTATCGCCGGACAATATGCCCCCGCTTGGATTGCAGCTGCAGGCAAAACTGATACCGGGATGAACGCACCTGCGGCAGCGACACCGGCCACCCCCAACACCGAAGTGAACCCCAAGGATATATTATCGATCAGTGTGTCTCTGTTCTTCCAGTCTGATTTACGGCGCATTTCTTTCTCTTTCTGCCAACATATTGCATGTCTGCGGTCATCAATTCTATTTTAAAGTTAATCTACTTTTCTAGCGATGGATCAATCACATTTTGCTAGGCAAGAAATACATTCTCATTATGCCATCTTAAAAACTCCTTCGACGGAAGCTCGATTGTTTTCTCCGGAAGGATTATCAACTTCTTGCCGTGATACTTATAATAATCTCGACCATTACCATAATCTTCATGGAGGCGCCGGCTCACGTCAATCCGATAATCCTGATCAATCGTGATATAACCGCCGTCGAATAGTGTATGGAAATCAGATTTCAGCAGCAAACCGTTGTTTACTGAGTGCGGTCCATCCGATGCATATGGTTTGATATGCGCTGCCTCAAGTACCGGAAGTGTCTTCTCTCCGGTGATCGCGCATCGCCGCTGATAAGCATCGGTTACAACAACACGGAAAGCCCCTTGGCCGAGACGATGCTTTGTCACAGACTCGCGGTACCGATCGCTGGGAGTGCTTAGATCGGTTACAATCCGCAGCCGCTCCTGAACCTGGTGGAATAGCCGCAAGCCATCCGCGTTTTCCGTATAGTATCGTTTTCCCTGGACAATGCTTTTACTGAAATTCTCCGGTGCCGGGATCCAGTCTTGTTCATCAAAGTAGAAGACGTCCGTAAGGATGATGCATCCGATCTGCGGATTCCGAACGATGATATTGTTTTTGGACCGGTACCTTTCGATAGCATTATTCAAATCCTGGAGGGAGGAAGTTCCGTTCTTCTCACCGAAAGCCGCCCATGCCAGATACGTCGGGAGCAGTGAATACTTTACAAAGTATCCGCCACCAACAATATAGTTTTGAGGAGCATGCAGTTTAAACAGAAACAGATCATTTTCCTGCAGTGCTTTAAAAGGTTGATTCCCAGGTTTCCAGAAATTAACCTCGTCGGACTTGCGCTCCTTTAAGAACTGAAACCAATTGTAATCCGTTATACCTACGTAGATCTGCATAACCAGCCCTTTGACTTTAGCTCCATCAATTTTTCATAATCTGCTTCAACGTCAAGCCATCCACGTTTTTCCAAACTATAAGTCCGTTCGTTTCCCCGCCAAAGATTACAGCAGCGGCTGCAGAGGGGCTTGAAAAGATTGTGTCTTCAGTGAATACACAGTCTGTAATTTTACCAGATGAAATCAGCTCTTCTCTTCGTTTCTTTACCCATGAACGACAAGAAGATCTTGTTTCTGAACAGATTTGAGATCCTTTAAAAACAATAAACTCATCTCCAGTAATGCAACCGCTCGCTGCTACTCTTTTGCTTGCAAGATGGAGAATAGCTGTAGTATCTGTCGCCTTCACAGTGGTAGCAGATTTAGCGGTTTCTGCCTCTTTCTTATTTGCTTTCTTAGGTTTTTTATTCGTTCCCGCTGCAAGTTCATTCAATTTTTTAAGTGAGATACCGCTTTTGTCCTTCCACTCAATCAACCCATTGGAGTTCTTTCCACAAACAAAAGAAGCTGCGTAGGATGGACTACCAAACGAAACATCTCTTTGCAGAATGCTTTGGTTGTCAATCAAATCAACATATCGTTGCCGTGCTTTAACAACACCTGAAGGAAGATATTCTGCCATTTCCGGATAAATATAGCTCCCTTTAAGTACCCAAAAACCGTCATCAGCAATCTTACCCGTTGCCTTCCCACCTTTTCCTTGGTTTCGAGAAAAGTACAAAAGCTCGTCCGGCTCATCTACATCCGCGGAAGGCTGCGGTTCAAATACCTTATGGCCTAAAGCTGGCATGATCAGTTGCGTGTTCATAATAAACTCTTCCAGCATATCCCGAACTTTCTTCTGCACGGGAGATTTTGGCGGGGTATTGCCATTTTTAATCAGATAACGGTTAGTCTCTATGACGATATGATAAAAGCGATTCTCCAAATATTTAATCTTTGTTTTATCCAAAGTGCCATCTGGTGTAACAAGAATCACAACTTCCGTCCAATAGCTATCATCTTTTTCAAATGTGTGGGGCTGCAATATACGTTTTAGTGCATCATCGCCCTCTCCCACATAGACGAACTGCTGGCCTGACTCATCGTCTCTTCCAAACAAGAAATAAACGCCAGGGGAGTGAAGCTCTGGTAGATCATCGCAATTCTTCAAGTCCGCTCTTGGTATCTTGAATGAATTGCAGTTCCAATTGGAGAGCGTTGCCTGCCATCGGCCGGCTGCTGTACCATCCATCAAATATAAATCGATGCTTTTTCCTAATTGTGCCACGGCAATACGCCCCCCTATCGTATAGTATTACAATACCCTTTTCAGTAATTCCTCCGCGCCATCATCGGAAGGATCGTTGGTACCTAGCTCACCACACACTTACTCAGCAGGCTATTCCATTGGTTTAATCATGCCCTCGATTATTGTAATCTCGTCGTCTGTAAGCTGATACTTTTCATACAGATTTTGATCCGTCCACTCTCGAGTAAAATCTTGCATTGGAACAAAAATATATGATGCTTTTGTAACCATAATTGAAGAGCATGCTTGTAATATGAGAAATCGAACAAATTTTGTTTTTAAGTACGAGTATAGATTTCTTGCCTGAGCCTCATCATCATAAGCATTTATTATTACATAAGTTTCTGTACATACTTCTTTGGGTTCCAGAATCTCAAGAATTGATAACACTCGATACTGTCCATTCCTATCCGGTTGTCCCGCATGTTCAAAAAAGACTCTCGATGAAATAACCTTCCATTGATCAATATACTGAAATCCAGCTTTTATTCGGCTCTCTTCAACTGGTCCCTTTCCTTTGTTCCACCTTAGTATCAGTTTACCTGTTTCATCTGGTTCTTCATATGTTCGAAGGCCGAAAGGTTTCATGGAGCTAACATAATTGCTAAGTCTGTCCTCCCCTTTCTCCAAGACTTTTCTAAGAATTCCTATGCTTTTGTTCGAACGAACAATAATCGGGAACTCATTTAAATATCGATTCTCTTCTGTGTCCTTTCCTCCGTCTGTATTAATAAAACAGCACGGGCCATCATAATCTAAATCAATTAAGAAATAACAAATCCCTCCTGAAATATCTGCCGTCGGGAAAATATACTTTGATTCAGAATAATCATGCATCTTACGTATCTTAGTATTATTCATCATCATTTCTCTGAATTTGTCTAATCCCCTTCCCCCAGCGAACCACCGTGAAGGGACAATCATAGAAATATAAGATGGTTCCATAGTAATTGCCTGCTCTACAAACTTTTGATAAATGGGTACTGCTGATGCATTATTTCCCCCGTCCATCGATTGATATGGAGGATTTCCAACTATGGCATTAAAGTTCATTCTTTTTCCTTCTTTTCCCCATGTAGATGGATTCGTCAATTTATTTGCGAGGCGCTTTTGATTATCCATTCTTTCTAATAGCTTAGACAAGTAAATGGCATTCACATTAACACCAGTGTATCCCGTAAGCGTTCTTTTCGTTATGGAAACAGCCATCTTCGTTTGGCAAAGGACAAACAGATGATTATTAAGCGCTTTTTTCCAATACGCCTGAGCTTCTTCAAGAGCCATATCCTGCTCCTTTTTAGGAAGCATCATTCGGTAAATACTATACGCAACATACAGCGGATATAGTCCTGATTTCGAATTCATCTCCAGGACTTTGACATTCTCGTCGAGAAAGATGTTTGAAGTCACTTCATCCTGCTCAATTAACCTTGGATGCTCCAATACGCCGTCTCTTTCGGGATATCCTTCAGCATAGAAATTATAACCACCAATAGTATCGCCTAAATGCATATTGACTATTCGCCATGGTGTAAGAACCGTTTCCTTTGCTGGATTACGGAAGCAACTGAATATTTCAGCAATTCGCAATATTCGTTGTGTAGGCATCAGTTCATCTGCCGCTTTTGCCATACGGCGAATTCTCATCCCAGCGCCTTCTATTACATCTTCATCGTAGAATACAAGCAGTTTCCGGAACAGAGCTTTATCAACTTCCTTCGGCATGAATTCTTTCCATGATACATCATCGACAATATCAATGAAGTCGGCCAGTTTTATACTCTCATCAAATTCCTGAGCAGAACCAAAAATGAGCATCGGAAGACGGATTGAAATATTGCGAAGAAGATCAAAAAGCGCTTGCTGCTTCTTTTTCATTTCTCGTTCTTTGGCAAGAGCCTCTTCTTCCTCTGGCGTGCGCTCAACCTTTCTCTTGCGTTTAGCATCCTGAGCCTTCATATATTGCTCATCTGTAAGCCCTTGATCATTGATATTTATTGATGTTTGTTTCTGGCTCTTCTTCCGCGGAGTTAATTTGTTCTTCAGTGTCTCCACAAGTTTTAGTTTGTTTATATCCATGACGATACCGGCATCTGCTTTATAGATGCTGTCATCGTCAAAACCACTCTTTACTGCTGCGTCTACAGTCAACCGTTTCAACTGACGCATCATCTTTGGCACATCGAAGAATTCCATTCCGGTGTCACTCTCCGCGAGAACCGGACAGAAATTAAGAAATTCACCAAGCTGAACACGACCACCATCATCTGTACCTACTGCTGATTTCTTCAATCTATGGACTTCTGATAAGACTTTGAGAGTACGATCCGGAGCAAAGTCAAAAGCATAGCAGATCTTTTTCTGCATTCCATCTATACTTCCTGCAGATTGGACGCGAAAAATAGTCTGCATATAACCAGCGGCGCCAGTACTCGATGAACCAGACAGTAACATTACCCCTGTCCACTCTTTCACTGTAACGCCCGTCGTTAACTTTCCACAAGACAGTGTAATTGTATGACTATTCTTCTTAATTGCATTACGAACGGCTTTTAGCGCATCATCATAAGGCTGTTCCACATCACCTTCGCCGGCGACATTAACAACCTCATAATTTCGGAATACTGGATGCTCTTTTAACATAGTGCTGAACGCACGAGCTTCTTTTACACCTGGAAGAATCCAGAATGTATGCTTAAACATATCCCTGTATTCCTGATTTGCAAACGGATAATTCGAATCATCGCTATCCGATGAAATCAAATCAAGAAACTGCCATACGTCATCTTTATGTACAAAGTCTCCAACTTTCACACCGTCAGGCATCGGTCTAAAATCTTTCTCAGGATCTCCTGTCCACGTCCGGAAGAATTCACGGAAGTTGAAGGCAATGCTCTCATCTTCATATCGATAGGAGGTTTGCATCTTATTTCGAAGATCAAATGTACAGATACGAAGCTCCGGAAGATCCGCGTAAGGATTGTGATCCCCCGGATGCTTATCGTCCCAATCCCGTTTGCTTCGCTGCTCCATGACATAGTCCCATGAATAGACGTTGTCATCTTCGTACTGGCTAAGTAGATTGTACGGCGTACCAGAGAGCTGGAGTACCTTCTTGGGTCGTTTTCCAGCTTTTGGCTCTTCCAAAAGCCGCTGTACATTAAGACCGAGCTCTGTCTGCGTTCCTTCATGGGCTTCATCATAAATGATCAGATCCCAATCCATAGCAAAGACGCCAAGATTTTTATCGTATTTTCCTCCCGCAATTTTAGAGCCGCGAAGATCCTGCATCGATGCAAAATACACAAAAGGCGTTCCCGCTTCAGCCAGGTTCTTCAGCATTCGATCATTCTCAGCATCGATACTAGCATCAACTGCCGTAAAGCGATCTCCCTCTTTTATGTTAGCTTTTGTCAAAAACACATGATTGTCCTGGAAAATCAGTCCAAAATCCGATCTCCACCCATCAACAACCGCAGGGCGATGTGTTACAACCAGCACTTTCTTGTATCCCATACTTTTTGCAAGAGAGTACGCGGTGATTGTTTTACCAAAACGCATCTTACAATCCCAAAGCATGCGATCGCCTCTTGTGAATACACGCTTTGTTTTATCGATGCAAGCCCTCTGCTCTTCTCTAAGTATGATCTTTGGCTTTGCAACGTTGATATATTCAGGTTCAGCCACCTTATCAGTTGAGGATAAATCCCCAGCTTTCTCAGCCTCAGTCAGTACATTTCTATTCTGTTTTACTGCTTTAATAGCTGCAATAGCAGGTTTCAACGTAACCTTGTACCATTCGCTATCCCGGTCGGTATCGTAAAACTTATGAACATCGTACCCAGAGCGATCCAAAACTTCGTGTACATCATGATCGCTGAATGAAGAGCTCTCAATCGTGCCATCCTGCAGCCTAATCTGCTTGCGCGCCAGTTCTGTATGAAGCAACTCATATGAAATCAAAGCTTCTTTGGTATACTGCTTAATTCTATAGTGAGCGTTTCGATTCAACTCTTCACAGTTATCCGGCAGCTGCCGATAACTTGAAGGGCTTGAGAAACTATGCTCGCCAATTTTTAAATATCCCTTGTGGGTTTCATCCGGAATGGAAAAGATGTATATCAAATTATATTGAGCTGTTCCTGCATATATTTGCTCACTCATTTATGACTACCTCCCACAAGTTTTTTGAACTGGATCGTTACTTTTGATCGCCAGTCCCTAATCTTACATAATTCCTGCCCTTTCGGATCGGATAGAGATGTGTAATCAAAATCGTCAAAATCTGTTATAAAATCAAATATTGTCATCTGTCTTGGTTCATCCGGCTTCTCACAATACGGGATGGCATAGTTGAACCCATCCATTTGCCACAGGTTCCATGAGATTACCAGGGCGATCTGAAGAAGCTCTTTTAGTCCTGGCTCATCATCAAACTGATGGTGAAAATACTCAATATAGGTATATAAAATGTTCTCTCTGGCAAGCAGTAAATTGTCACCTTGGAATTCATACCCATATATGCTTTCCACTGCCCTTCTCGCCCAAAATATCCAATCTTCTTTTGATTTGGTATTCTCAGAAACCACCCTAAGTTTTCGGTCCAGCAGCCCAATTCGTTCAGGGATAGGTATAGTCCGACCTGTCACGGTATCGTATCTGCTTGCAAGGTAGGGAGCCTCCCCACACGTGATTTCAAGGCGTTTACAGTCGACATATTTTTTCCATGTTTTAGCGCCTTTCTCCGCAAAGACAACCGGCTCACTGGTTGCTCTCCACTCTGCTCCATTTGTTACATTAAAAGGCTGCGCTCCCCCAAACCACTCGGCATCGATAAGATTATTCTGTTTATTACAAACCCATGACGGCGTGAAGACTTCTGCCCGTGTTTTGGTACGATCCCTTTTCTGCTCCTGTGCTTTCAATACTCTTGGTTGAATTACCTTTGCATTCACACCGGTGATCAGCTCCCCTATAATCGGATTTCCGGCAGCATATTCACTTCCAAGATCTTTATAATCATCTGTTCCCCACAAAATATTCTTTCTAGTGGTTCTATCAAGCAGAAGGGTCGAAAGTATTTTCGGTTCCAGTTTATTGATATCGTCTTCATTGACGTCAAGAACTATATTGTTTTGCACTTATAGTCCTCCCTGAACACTTATTTCTATTCTTAGCTCTATCGGTGTATCCCTTATATCCTAATTCTCATATCTTTGCCTTTAGAGTATTGATATCATTCTGGTCATTGAGTATGTGCATCTTCCTGTGACAATTCGGGCACAGTGCAACACAATTATCGATGGCGTCCATTCCTCCTTTCGAGAGCCAATCAATATGATGGCACTCCAAATAAGGATCGCCATTTTGATCACTGAATGGCGCCTTTTCTCCACATAATTGACAGTAGCCATTCGCTCTTTTCTTTGCATACGCAGCAATTGTAGGATCACGATGATATATTTTAGTCTGTACGACATCGGCAGTCGGTCTAGAAGCTTTCTTCTTAGCGTTCTTCTTTAGCTCATCTAGCGATTTAGTTTCTTCTTTTTCAACCGCCTTCTCAAATTCTCGGTTCAGTACTTCAACATCCGGCGCTGTGACGTTTTGAAACATGCCAGGATTTGTTTGATTTACAAGCCACCTTAGACGTTCCCACTGATCATTGTTTAAGTTAGTAACGAAGCCGGTCTGAGTGACAGATATAAAGCTCCTAAAATCGTCAATATGAATTGGATTTACAAATTGATGAAGCTGATTAATATCGGCTTCCCACCAATTATCTGAAGCATCAAAAACCGGAGATGAGATGACAACACCATAGCCGAGAATATAGCCGCTATATTTCTTGTATAGTGCTTTTTCTTGATCAACGAAATTGCGAAAACCCTGATCAAAATTTGAAGGTATATGGGATGTACACAGCCCGAGATTATTTCTTGAAGATAATGAGCAATAGAAAACAGTTATGTCTCCTGGCGAGGCTTCTTTTGGAACCGACCAACGTGTGCTTCCACTAGAAAAATCTCTTAACATGGAATCAATATTAGTACCTCCAAAGGTATCATATAAATATTTGATATCCGCTAAAGTAGATTTACGAGAAATGCCAAAAGTCAAGATATAAACCATCCTTAAAACACCTCCAATTTACTTATGCGTTCCTGCCATCTCTAGCCCCATTTCGCTGTGCGCTTCAAAAATCTCTCTAATAGTGTCTTGATAACTATCATCATGTCGTACGTCACTAATGTAAAGGTTATCCATTTTCACGGCTTCTTTAGATTTATTTGCAATTCGTAGTATAATGTCATCAATGCTACAATTATCAAAAACATAACTTGAATTACCATAACTAAAGCATTCCAAAACCGTTATGTTTTTTTCTTCATATATGAAGGCACTGTAATCTCTGAATGGCCTAACATCTTTTCTATTGAATGGTCTGTTCTCAATGCTGGTGGGGTTTAATTCTAAGAGGAATTTATATCTTTCCTGCTCCTCAACAGTGGTCAATTTTTTCTCCAGATTATTGATTCTTGATCCTGAATAGCCTTGTTTAGACTCATCGACAAATAGATTTGATTCAAATCTTGCCGGTTCAAGCCTATCAAGTGACACGCATTTGCTTTGAAATTCCCTGTACCATCCTAAAAACTTTTCTTCAAGTTGCTTTTGTGTTGGTTCTGTACTATCAAATCTGTACAGTACATCCAATTCATAATTTTTTAAAAATGCAGTCTCAGTTACATTGGATGAACCTACAATTAAATAACTAATAGTTCCGTTTGTAATATAATAGTATTTCCCGTGGTAGAAGCTATTTTCGAAAGTATTTATACACGATACCCGTCCATCATCCATGATCCTATTCAGTTCATCTGCTGTTTCCCGGTTCATTCCTTTAATTGATACACCAGACCTATAGTTCTGGAGCGCCCCAATCGTCAGTCGTATTTCCCCTTCCTCTTTTGCAGAAATATAAGTAAAAACAGGTTTTAACATTTCCAATCCGCTACGGTACATATAGCCAGTAGCAATATATAGCTTATTTGCAGCGATTTCTACTGCAAGTTTAAAGAGCAAATTTGAAATATCATCATTTCTATTAATTACTACTAATTGATCATCTATTATAGTGTTTATCGGCTTTGGTACTAAAATATGTTGTTCAAAGAACAACATTCGGAATCTGTTTTTATCTGCCATACTAATGTGACTATCCGTAAAGATTATTCGATTGCTATGATAAATCATCGCATTCTCATACATGACGAATGAAAATTTACGCTTTACCTCGTCAACCGAGTCTCCATATTTTTCAATAGATGCTTTCATTCTATCGTCAAAGACCACTTCAAGATCATCAAAATCATGAGATAAAAATCCATGATCTTTCTTCTCAAATCTTCTTTGTCTAAACAAGCACTTTTTCATATATGTTTGCACTTGTTCAAAAGAGTCAAATCCGACCGCATCACAAAAATCAGAAAGAACTTCTCCTAGAAGTATGTTAGCACTGTCATTTTTTCTGTTATATATTAATTCTCCAAAAGCTTTTTCTCCATACCTCGCACAATACCCACAAATATGTTCCGGATGAGATACAAACACATCAAGACCATCCATACTTGTAAATGTTGGAAACTGCTCCTGAGTTTCAAGAATATTCTTCTCATTCACAACTATGCAGAATTCATTAAATGCAGTGGCTACTCTCGGATTCTGCATAATGTAAAACCTAAACTCCATATCATTAAAAAGAAGCATATTAAGAATAGGGTATTCAAACTGGTTATTCCAAATAAACCCTGTATAGTCAGTTTTCCACTCAGAGTAATTGTACATCCAATCACCACCCTTTACTAACTACAAGCTGTTCACCCTGCCACAAGATAGATCTGATTCTTATCAAAACAACTCAATTTAATTATATTCTTATAATGATTTATTATACAACTAGCTTTTGCCCGCAGGTTTAACGACATCCGGCTTTTGCCCCAAGGTTCATCACCCTCAAAACTATACTTATGCGCGAAAGAATATTTCTGAAAAAATCTCTGAAAAATACGGTCGATATGAATGTGTTCTACATAACAAAAGAGCCAAAAAAGCCCATAATTACGCGCTTTTTTGACTCTTGTACATAGTCCAACATCTGGTAGAACGACACCGGACACGCATATCACATGTACAATGCCTGATGCCTGGTACTTCTCTTTGATCTTTCTGTCAACAAGTCCGCTCTCTCCCAAAAGCATCGCTTTCATGACAGACGCGCACTCTCTGCCATATGTCCCATGCCTGCTGCCGTAGATCTCATCCATCTCAGCAGACAAATGCTCTCTCGCGAGGAAAAGTGTCGATCTTACAGGATCCTTCCCGCTGTTATAAGCGAGAATGTGTGTATTGCTCAGCTTAAACAGATAGCCTCCGATCACACTATAGTACAAAAAAGCGTCAAACTCACCGTCATTGGAAGGCTGCCTGAACAGCCGGATCTTTCCCCTTACCCGCACTGTGGCGCCTTCAACGGCCCAGATCTTCTGCGTTTGTGGATCCTCATCGATCGTACATAGTATTTTATCCCCTCTTCTTATCTTAAAGGCTCCCTCCTTAGGGATCTCAGACTCAAGGCTGACATTACCCAAAGTCATTTGTATGTACTCTTCTCCTCCGGGATCCCGGATCGCATATTGTTTTTCCTCCACTGTCCCAACGAGAGTTACATACCTTCCCTCCGCCTTTTCGGCTATGAGAGGCTTCGGGGGTGAGAAAAGAACAGCGGCCCATACTGCCGCCGTAAAGAGCATTACAAAAAGACAAACCGGTCTTCGCAAGTTTCTCCTCCGTCCGTATTCATATTGATAATAATGGATTCTTCCCTGCCGGACCCGGCGCAGGGGACGGACCGAACGGTCCTGACATAATTATCCTAATCCGGATATACCCAAAAAGCAAGATACTCTCTGATATAAAAAAGCGGCTTTCGTCAGGTTAAGTTCCTGAGCGAAAGCCGCTGATCAAATTACTGTGTTTCCGTCTCCGCGCGTCTTTCGACGATCTCTTCATTCATTCTGAAGCTGCCGGAAAGGGGGATCGACTCCAT